CAAAAAAATTAAAGAACAATATAGGGTAGCCGAAAATGGTTACCCTTTTATTATTGTAAAATTTGATAATTATATATAGTTATCTTATGTTGTTGAGGAGGTGTAGGATATGAACGAAATAATTCAATTATTAAAATATTGTCAACAATTAACAAAAAAAAATCAACAAAAAATTGAAATAATTGAATTTGAATACCAAGCGTTGCAGAAGTATATGACAAAATATTTGAAAGAAGGTGAATAATATGCCAACTAAAAAACCTAAAAAACTAGCACAACAAGAGATATTTGCACGTACAAACAAGACAAAAGGTAGATTTGTGATTTGGTATTGTACAGATGAAAGTGAAAGAGAAGATTTTAAAGCATTTTCAGAGCGACACTTGAATGGTGTTGGTTGGGATACAATAGAAAATTGGTTGCTTGAACCTGACGTTACAAGTGCAATTAAGTATTATATGAAGTTGCAACATACTATCAAGCTAAAAAAACTTTACGATAAATTCTATGAACAAGCTATGCAAGGCGATGTTCAATCTGCAAAATTCCTCATGGACTTCAGTAAAGAGTTTTTCGCAGATGAAAAGGACGAATTACACGAACTATTAGCAGGAATAAAGGTTGATGATATAGATGACTAATGCAGAGAAGTTGAGAAAGATATTAGATAATCCCAGATTATGGATTGAAAGTTTTTTGCAGATAGCAAACAAAGAAGGTAAGATAGTACCGTTTAGGTTAAATGAATTGCAATCTGATTTTATAAAAAATATTGATAAGTATAATATTATATTAAAGAGTAGACAACTTGGATTTAGTGTATTGATGACTGCTTATTCATTGTGGATAGCAACTACCCAACCTCATTCTACATGCTTGCTAATGTCTTATTCTATAGATAGTGCGACAGGTATATTTGAGAAGTTGAAGCAGATGTACTGGACTATTCCAAAACCGTTAAGACCTGCATTAATTAATAACAATAAAAAAGAATTGAAATTTGTAAATGGTAGCAGGATAATCGTTGCGACTTGTGGTAATAAAGATGTTGCGAGGGGACTTACTTTGAAATTTGCACATTTGTCGGAAGTGGCATTTATGAAGGATACAATAGAAAAACAATTACTTGCGATAGAACAGGCACTTGTTCCAGATGGAAAAATAGTACTTGAGTCAACTGCAAATGGTATGAACTATTTCCATGAACTATGGCAGAAAGCAAAGAATGGCGAGAATATGTATAAACCTTATTTTGCAAATTGGTATGAAAATAAGTCAATGTTTGAGAAGGACTATGATAACGCAGTTAAAATTTGGAAAAATAGAAATGGCATACTACTAACTAAGGGTGAACTTGACGCTGAAGAATTGGATTTAATGAGTAAAGGTGCAACTATAGAGCAGTTGATATGGCGTAGGTTAAAGATAGCAAATAGTTCACTTGAGCAGTTTAGACAAGAATTTCCTGCGACAGATACTGAAGCATTTTTAGTTACGGGCAATAATATATTCGATAGTGCAAAGATATTAGAAAGATTAAGATATTTACCTAAACCAATAGGAAGAAATAAACTTAATGACTTGTCTAGTGTACTTAAAAGGTACTTAAACAAGTCATTATTTATTTGGGAAAAATCAAAAATAGATATGAAATATTATATCGGTGTTGATAGTGGAGAAGGTGTTGGACAGGACTATTCAGTTATAGAAGTATTTTCAGATGAAGGCGTACAAGTCGCAGAATTTCGTGATAATAAGATAGCACCTCACCAGTTTGCAGAAGTTGTATATGAAATAGCAAAATACTACAATTATGCTTATCTAGTTGTAGAAAAAGCATCAGCAGGACATACAATAGTATCAAAATTAAGGTATGATTACAAATATAAGAATATGCACAAGCACAAAGAATATGATGCTAGGGGTAGAGCGAAGAAAAAGGTAGGTTTTGTAACTAATAGCAAAACTAAGACACTTCTCATAAATGGGCTTAGAGAGAAATTTGAAGAAGGACAAATATTGATTAATAGCAAGTATTTGCTAGAGGAAATGAAAGTTTTCATTGCTAGTGGTGAAAAAATGGGTGCTATAAGGGGTAGGCATGATGATGCAGTAATGGCTACTGCTATGGCGTTGTTGGGAATGGATACGGGTATTTGGTATAAGAGTGCGTGATAGGAGTGATATTGTGGCTAAAATTAAAAAAGATAAGATTGATTTAGATACTACTTTGGTTGAACTGAAGTTTGTTCTAAAAGGGAATAGACAAATAGTTAAAGTACATACAACAGCTACAGAATCATGTAACTTTGTTGATTGGCTGAATAAAAATAGAACTAAACATATGACAAGAGCAGAAAAAGAAATGTTTGATAATCAATATTATATATTCAATGATTACAAAACTAAAAATACTGTACTCATTAGAAGGGATAGTATCAAGACGATGACTATTCCTTTTTTTATAGATAGTTGTGCTGATATAGAATTTAAAATATTAGTTTTGAAATAGGAGGTATAATATGAGTTTAGAAAAATATATTCAAAACCAATATTCAAATAATCCTTATTGGTTTATTGAAGAAGTACAACAAGCACATCATATGAGTAGAATTGCTAATGTACTTAATAATAAGCAATACTTGGACGGAAAATTGCATGAAGTATTGAATAGAGAAGATATAATATATAAAGATAAAGAACTAAAAGTATCTAAGATGATACTACAAACAGCTAAGAGTATATTAAGAACTCACAACAGTTATATAATGGGTAAAAGAGTATCATTGGCTGGTAGTGATGATATGATTAGAGAATTTAACAAGGTATTCAGAAGTGGGAAATTTCACAATACCAATTACAAAATAGTTAAGACCCTTAACTCATATGGAGATGCTTATGAGTATGTATATTATGATAAAGGTAAAATTACAAGTAAATTAATAGCACCAGAGGACTCATATCCTATTTATAATGAATTTGGTGAATATGTTGGATTTATTGAACACTGGACAGATAGTTTAAGTAATATAAGCTATTATATTATATATAGTGAGAATAAGGTTAATAAATGGACTAATGCAGGTGGAAACTATGTTTTAGTTGATAGTAGAGTTAATCTGACGGGACTACCAATTCACTACACGAACGGACAGAACAGCGAAGATGAATTGTTTGGGCGTAGTTTGCTTGAAGATATTAAGCCGATACTGAATAAGATAGAGTATCTACTTAATAAAATGGATGATGCAATAACTATACTTAGTTTGAACCCATTGGCATATACTACAGGGCAGAGGGTGGAAGGCGCTATTGATGCTGATGCAGTAGGGTATGTTATAAATCTAGATGACGGAGAATTCAAATATGCAGTAGTTGATCTAGATAGCGAAAGTATAAAGATGCTTTACAATGCTTTGATAGAGCAACTTGTAGTAATATCAGGTGTGCCTAGTCATGTATTCGGACAAAGCAATATAGCTAATGTAAGTGAAGTTAGTTTAAAGATACTTTATCAAAACTTAGATAATATGGCACGTGAATTAGAAGTTCAATTAAGAGATGGTTTTGAGGAAAGATTTGAGAAAATAAAATTATTATTAAATAAACAAGGTATCAAGTTTGCTAATGATGATTATATAGATGTTGAATTTAATTTTAATAGACCTATAGATACAAGCGAGGTTATAGAACAATTAAGCAAACAATACAATGATGGGGCTATTAGTTTGAAATCATATATAGAGAAGTCGCCACTCACAGATAATGTTGATGTAGAAATTAAGAGAATAAAGGAAGATATTGTGGATGGTATAGAATAGATACACTATATGTAGTAGATAGCATTATACACTATATATAGTTTATTATATTTTAGCAAATACAATATATAGAGTATAAGATAAATGAATAATCGTTCATTTATGTAACTAAACTGACCAGTGGGTCGGTAGGATTGGACGTGAAATAATTCGCTGTTACAATAAAGTCGCAATCAGAAAACTATTTGTATAAAAATTGGATTAATAATAATTAGTTTTATATAAATATATGTAGTGTACTAGTATTTCAATAAGGTAATATAATACACATTATATCAACTAACTATTCCCTAAAGATATATTTAAGGAATAGTTCGCAAAAATAAATTTATACGTTGAAAGCATTGAAAATACTAGGTTTCAGAAATTTTTAAAGAGATTATTACAACGATTAAAAAGACGATAGGCAAAAATATTCATAAAAATAAGCTATTTTTCATTATATTTATACAAGTTAATATTATAAATATACAAGAATCAAGGGTATTTCAATTATATTTGAGTACCCCTTTTTTGATTTTTTGCACTTAGTAAACCTACTTTTTTTCTGCCAAAAAAAATTTTAGAGCATCCTAAAAAATTAAGGAGGTATTTATTATGACAGTATTAGAACGTTTACAACTAGAACTAGCAAACAAAGAATATTTTTCTGATGCAGAATATACTACGTTTTTACAAGAAAACAACCTAAACGCTAACGACACATATAATAAATCAACTATGCAGCGTGATTTACTCTATACAGTAGTTGATATTCTTGAAGCAGTTGCAAATGACGTTGACTTAATGAGAAAAGTTGAAACTGAATTTGCAACAACAAGCGAGGCAATTAAGTACTTAAACGATAGAATAGAAAGAATAAAAAATAGAATTGCCACTATTCCAGGAAGTGATGAAGAATATAGTAATGTTGCATTATTATTTTGTAAGAATTAGTGAGGTGATAGCATGAAAAAGAAATTAAAACTTGAACATATCTATGAAGTATATACAGTAAATTTTAACGTTAAATTAAATAGATATATGGAAGTGATAGAGCATGATTAATGCACTTGAAAATCAATTTAGATATTATCTAAAAAATTATGGAGTATCAATTGTAGTTGATGGAACTGAAACAACTGGCTTTCTTAAAGAAATAGAAAATACTACGGGTAATGACACAAAATATTTATTTGTTGATATAGGACTAGTCAAACAAGGCAGTATAGTTAATGCTTTGAATGAAAAATGGCTTGTAATAAGCAAGGAAACGAATTTTAATGATGTATATGATAAAGCAATAGTTAGAAAAATACAATTTGAAATTAACTTCATTATTAATGATACACTAACAACTATACCTGCAATAGTTGATACTAAAACAATGGATACAGATACAGGACAGTATTTAACACTTGTAGAAGGTAAAATTATAGTAACTATACCTGCTGGTTATGATATTAATATTAATGATAGATTTATAAAAATGGGTAGTGCTTGGAAAGTTGTTGGCATAGACAAGTCCATTAACGGACTTGTTTCTTTATATGCAGAAAAGGACTTATTTGCTGAAGGTGATGATATAGAAAATGAAATACCAGCAGGATTAAGCAAGTGGACTATTGAAATAGTTGAAAAAGATATTACAAAAGTACAACAAAATAATACAGTTGATTTTAGTGCTAAAGTATATAAAGATGGGGTAAAGCAGCAAGGAATAAATGTAACTTGGGAAACTAGCGATAATTCTATTACAACAGTTGATGAAAATGGAGTAGTTACTGCTTTAGCTTTAGGACAAGTTAATATTGTCGCTAAAATAACAGATATGCCTAATATATTTGATACACATACTATTACAGTTGTAGAAGAACAACAAGAAACAGTAACATATGAACTTGATGGAGTTGATACTATCTTCTGGGGAAGTACAGAAGAATATAATGCAGTTAAAAAGATAAATGGTAGTCCCGTTGATGCTAACTTTACATTTGAAGTGTTTGATGGTGGCAATTCTGATTATTATGTATTAACTGTAGTTGATAATGATACTTGTACTATTAAGCATAATACGAAAGGTTATACCAATATAACATTGAGGGCTACTGATAATGAAACAGGGGAATATGTAGAGAAAGATATATTGATAAAGAATTTATTTTAAATAATGTCATCAATTTAATTGACATTAAATCCAATTAGTTTTATAATGAGGAAAACCGACTAATTTATTAATAACACTACGATAAACATATAAATAACTGTTTGAAGGAAATCTAGTATTTTCAAAGGGTATACTGTACATAACGGTAAAGGCAAACCAACAAATAGTGAATTTATAGCTATGATTGCAGACAAATTAAGAATAGAACAGCAAATTAGTTAAACATAGGTAATTCAATGTTTGTACGATTTTCGACATTGCTAAAATAAACCTACTAATACTTTGATATTCCAATAAATATTTCATAGTTTTAGAAATAGATTCCTTCAATCAGTTAAAAAACTAATTGGAGGAATTTTCTATGCTTAAATCAAAAGAATACAAGTTTTACCTAGACGATTTTATGTTATATTGCACTTCTAAAAATTTATCTCCTAAAACTCTCAAATCATATCAACAAACCCTCAATCTATTTTTCCACTACCTAGAAAATGAATTGGGTATAGATACACCATTAGAAGTTAGATCATCACATTTAAGACAGTATATACAATATTTACAAGAACGAGGAAAATACACTGTTAAAACTACAAATATGGATAAAAATTGCCCTGAAAATCGTACAGACCTAGGCAAAGAAATAAGCCCTAATACTATCAATAATTATATCAGAAATATCAAAGTTTTTTATAATTTTTTAGTTGAAGAAGAAGAACTGAGAAAAAATCCTATCAAAAATATTAAATATCTAAAGAAAAGAAAGAGAAAAAAAGAAGCACTTACAGAAAAAGAAATTGATATATTGCTTAAAGAGTTTGATACAACAAAATTCCATGAATATAGGGATTGGCTTATTACTAGATTACTTCTTACTACTGGGGCAAGGGTAGGGGAAACTCTATCAATTAAAGAACAAGACGTTGATTTTAGAAATAAAGCGATAATCTTAAAGGATACTAAGAATAAAAGTGAAAGATATGCATATCTAACTCATACAATTGCTAGTGATTTAAAGCGTTGGATTAAATTTAAAGATTTGTATCTTCAAACTGATTTGCTATTTCCTACCAATAGGGGAACTAAACTGACTATTGGGTCATACGAAACTAAACTTAAAAAAATAGCAAAAAAAGCAAATATTGATAATGTATTCCCTCATAGATTGAGAGCTACTTTTGCAATTCAGTTTTTGAAAAATGGTGGTTCTATATATGTATTATCTAAACTACTAGGACATTCATCTATAGAAGTAACGCAGGTTTATTTGGACTTGACCGACAAAGAACTACAAGAACAATTTCTTAAATATCACCCTTTAAAAGATTTGAATATATAAGTAGGTGATATGAATGGTCAATTTAAACAAATACAACTATAATCAAGTCCTAGACCTAAAATTAAAACCTACTGCTAAAGCAATAGTAGATTGTATACTTTCACACATCTGGGAAAAAGGTAAAGCGAGTGCATATCCTTCTCAAGAACGTATAGCAAAGATGCTACATATTACAAGACAATCAGTTAATTATCATATTCAGAAATTAAGAAAAATAACGATAAATGGACTACCATTTATCGTTGTAACACAAATGCGGAACCCTGAAAATGGAAAATGGGATTATAATATGTATATGTTCCCGTGGTTATTAACTCCAGAGTTTTATGCGCGCAAGCACTATGAAAAAATAATATTAGACCTGCAAAAAGAATACTATGATTTAGCATTGCAGGAAGAAATTGAAAATTACCGTGTCAAAAATTTTGACAGAAAGAATTATAATAGACAGAATACTTATTTTTCTATAGAAGATGCTAGAAAATTAATTGAAAAGTTATCAACAGTTTTAGAATTGAGTAAGTCAACAGTCCTTAAAACTATAATCAATATAGGATATGAACTAGTCGAGAATCGGCTAGACATTTATCATTGGGACAAGTATTTAACCAAATGCTTCAGCAAATCAAAAATGACTCAATCTATTGAAGAAATGTTCAAAAAAATATATCAGTCCCTGGGGATAACAGGAACTGATATACATTGCATAGATTGGCAGTCATATGCAAATGATTTGCTAAAACTGTAAAAAAAATAAACTTAATAAAAATGATCTAGCCGTGTGATTATCATTTAAAAAAGATGGTGATTAGACGGCTAAAGGCATTTCTATAATTATTATAACAAAAATTAAAAATATAATGCAAGTTTAATTTTTTAAAAAATACCCTATTGAACATTACTAAAGTTGTAACTTGCTAATTTTCATCTGGAACATATTCGATTATATCTCCAACCTCACAATCCAATGCAGAGCATATCTTATCTATTATTTCA